TGTTGCCATTTCTTTTGGAAGTGTATCAACTATTAAAATTCTGTTACCTTCATAAACAACATAACTATCTCCTAATGTTCCCCATATTTTTGATGTAGCTTCATTTAATTGTTTCTCTAATGTTACTTTTACAACTTCGCTTGAATTACTAACGGTCTTCTCGGTTTTACTACCAATTGTACTTATTAAATCTTTTAGTTTTGATTTGAAATTACCGAATTCTATCTCCACATACTTATCCATTATGCAATCGTATTTTAATGAAATTACATTTGTATTCAAATTAATTCCTAATCGTTCATGCTCTACTACTATGGTATCTCCTAAATCAACCACTCCTTCGATATGAGCCTTCACTTTGTAATTGCATTTAAAGTATTGATTCTCTATTAAATACAAATTAGCCTGGTTTCTTAAATCATCAAGTAATACAGCTTTATATTCTTCTTCGTTAAGAATTCCATTTTCATCTTTGTATGGTTCCTGGTCTATCTCCTGGTCGAATTTAACTACTTTAGTGTATGGCACTCCATAATCAATCGGCGATTCTAAATAAACCTCTGGCAGTGTTATTCCATCGTATCCAACTGGCATTAATTTTGTTACTACATCATCCCATTTTTCTTCAGCTTCAATGTCTTTTGAGTTCTTACCGTACTTAATAACCACACCTCTATCGGATCCAATTTTATTTTTGATTCCAATCATCCAGTTATCCCTGTATAAATGTCCTCCCCACTTCTCTGTTAATATTGCTATGGCTTCTTCTAGGCTTTTTCTCACTATTCTTGTTGAAGCTATTGTTGTTATATCCGATATGGTAGTAAATGGTGTTACGGTATCGCATGAATTATTTATATGGTCTAATGCATCATTACAGCCTTTACTATCTATGTATGCATTTTCTATCACATACTTTGAACTATCCTTCCAAAGGTGATGTCCTTTAACTGAAATCTTATTATTTCTCTTTTTAGGATTTGTTAATCTGAATCCCTGCTCTCCCCATCTGGTGTTAGCTCGTATAATCATTCCTTCTTGAAGGTATTCTAAATCTTCAATTGATGATTCAATTGTTATGTAGTATTCTCCATTATCTTCTATGTAAATTTCAGCTTTGGTAGGATGTAATATTTTTAAACCATTGTGATTGAATAATGTTTCGTTGGCTTCATATACCTTTATCATTAAATCCACCTACTTTTTGGCTCTACTATTATTTGAGTTAATGTTCCTGTCCAGGTTATTGTGTTTTCTCCTGGTTCTAATGTTGGAAATGAGCCCAGCATGTTTCTATTTTTGTATGTTCCATCTAGATATGCTTCTTCTTGTAAGCTATCAATAACAACTGAAGAATCTTCTTCTGGAAATGTATAACTAAAAACCGAATTGTTGTTGATAATTAATTCTACTGTTCCACTACCATATAAAGTGATTATCGGTTTTGATTTCTCTAATCCCTTATTTTCAACTTTTAGTGATGTTTCTGAATTAATTATTAAATTCTGTTTTGCTTCATCCTTCAAATATTTAAAAGGTTGAGTGTGAAACTTTACGGTGGCTGTTTTAAAGCGAAGTAATTTTTCATAATCTACTTTATCTATTATTTTGCTATTGTATACTCGGTTAGGTTCATCTGAAAAAATCAAATTTCCTTCTCCTGTAAAATATTTAGCTATTGAATCAACATCATAATTTTTGGTTAAGCCTATTTTGACATTTTTGGTATAACTTTCGTATCCTAATTCTTCTATTATGTCGCCATCTCTACCATCAATTTTTGTGATTGAAGTTCTCATCTTCGGTTTTGTAATTGGGGGCAGTTCGCATATAATTAGTCCTGGTATGGTATCGCTTCTTTTTCCCTTCCATTCTATGTATGCCATTATGAATACACCACCTTTTCTACATTTTCTACTACTAATTCTCCAAAGGTTTCATCAAATGCTTTGAATGTCATTCCTGACAATGCTTCCTGAAATGCTTCGACTAACACTTCCTTACTGAATGTTGATTCCAAGTTCCCTGTTGGGTTTATACTTGTATTTAATCCTAGATCGAAGTCTGTCGGTATTGCATTTTCTATGTCTGAAGCTACATGATCCATTTCATCTGTGAATCCTTCTCCTATTCCTAATGCTAGATTTTTACCGATTTGGTCTTCAAATAATTTTGATGGAGAATTTATTCCAAAGAATGATTTGATTCCCTTTAAAATTGAATCTCCGAATCCTTTTATTTTCTTAATAACCCAATCTTTAGCATTATTTATTCCATTCCATAATCCCTGAACTAAATTTTTACCTACTTCTGGGATTTTTTTGATTCCTTCTACTAACCCATCTTTTATTTTTCCTAGAAGCTCTTTTCCTTTGGATATCATCTGTGAATAATAATTGGCGATTCCTTTTACCAAAGCAACTATTATCTTCGGAATCGAAGCCACCAATTTAGGAATGGCTTTGATTAGCCCAAGTCCAAGCTGAATTGTTAATTCGACTCCCATTGCCAGAATTTTAGGCAGATTATCGGTTATCGCAAATATCAATTTTTCAATTAAAACCGGAATTTTATCAACCAAATTTGGAAGTGCCTGAATTAATCCAGATGCCAATCCCATGATCAGCTGAATTCCTGAATCTACGATTAAATCAATATTATCGAGCAATGTTTCAGCCATTAAAATCACACAGTCTATAATTTGAGGAATCAAAGTTGGTAATGAGCTGGAAATCCCCTGAATCAAAGAAACTATTATCTGAATTCCAGCAGATAAAATCTGTGGAAGCATCATTGTCAGCGAATTTAAAATTGTATTTATTACCTGATTTAATCCAGTCATCAAACTTCCTAAATTTCCTGTTATTCCTGTGATTAATTTTTGAAGCAACTCAACTCCCATGTTTAGCACCTCTGGTAGAAGTGTGTCTGCAAGTCCTAAAACCAATTCTATGATTCCATCTAGGGCTATACTAATTCTTGGAACGATGTTTTCTGCCATAATCATGACACTATCAACGAAATTTGTTATTAATCCTTCAAAGTTAGCATTTTCATCTGCTACTCCTGTAATTAAATTTGACCATGCTGACTTCATTGCACTAACGGATCCACTTATTGTTTGAGAAGCTTCTTTAGCTGTAGTTCCCATTGCTTCTGTCGCTTCTTCAAGTGTCATTTCTCCACTCGCAACTTTTGCCATTGCTTCTTCATATGAAAGTCCTGATATTTTCATCTCTGTTTGGATGACATGAATGGCTTCATAAACATCACTTAAATTACTGATATCGTATTTTATTCCACTTATTTTTTGGGCATCTGCTAGAAGTCTTTCCATTTCGGTTTTTGTACCTCCATAGCCAAGTTTCAAATTATCTAGCATCGTATAATTTTGTTTTGCGAAGCCCTGATATGCACTCTGAATCAATGACATGTCTGTACCCATCTTGTTAGCATTGTCTGCCATGTCTGTTATTGCCATATCAGCTATCTTTGCTGACTTGGCTGTATCATTATCCAGGCTTTGTAGCAAACTTGCTGAAAAACTTGTTACTGTGGACATGTATTCGTTGGCACTTAACCCTGCAGTTTTGTATGCATTGTTAGCATATTCTGAAACTGCTCCGGCACTATCTCCGAATAAGGTTTCTACACCACCTACTAATTGCTCATATTCTGCATAACTCTGTATAGCTTGTTTTCCCAGGTCTACTATTCCTTTGGCTACAGCTCCCATTGCACTTGCTAATCCTTTTACTCCTGCTATTATTGCTTCACTTGTAAGGTTAGCTTTTATTAAATCTCCAAGTTTCAAAGTTTGTGTTCCAGCTTCTTTTTCTGACTCTGTAAATTCTTCTATTTCCTTTGTGGCTTTTGACACTCTGGTTTCATTTTCTTTGATATTTTCACTTAAATTTTTAATTTCTGCTTTTAGGTTTTTAGCTTCTGTTGAATTCTTTCCCTGTTCTAAAACCACCGATGCATATTTATCTCTTAATGTGGATAATTTTGTCTTCTGGTCTTCTATTTCATCACTTAATTTTTGATATGAGCTTCTATTATCCTCTAGCTCTTTTTTGTTATTGTTTAATTCGTTAGTCAATCCATTAACTTCTGCTTGAGCTAGATTTAATTCCTTCTGGTATTTATTTATTGTTAGCTTATTTTTTTCATATTGTGATTCAGCTTTTGCTAACTCTGTTGATAATTCGCTGACCACTTTTTCTTGTTCCTTTATTTCTTCTGAAGTTGAGGAAGTATTGTTTTTTAATTCTTCTAGCTTCTTATTTTCTTTTTCTAGATTCAACATCATATCCATCATTGCTACAGCATTTTTATCTTGCTGTTTATTAAAATCTTCTAATGCTTTTTGGTATGTTGTTATTTTTTTATTTCCTTCTTCAATTTCTTTATTAAGGACATTATTTCGAGAAGTTATGGCTTGAACTGATTTATCATTCTTATCAAATTGACTCGATACGACTTTCATTTCACTAGCCATAACTGTCAGATTACTCGTAATTGTTTTTAAGGCTTTAGTGTATTCACTTTCTCCTGTTAATTTTACTGTGCCTCCAAACGATCCAGCCATATACATCCCTCCTTCTTATAACCATTCCTCTTCTTCCATTACCATTTCTTCTAATTTTTCATAACTGATTTTTCTTAATTTGAAATCGTAGAATCTCTGGTAGTGATAATAAAGGTTTCTGAATTTCCTGTATGTCAGTCTTCCTACTTCTTTTGAAGAAAGTCCTAACAAATTTATTCCAGTAAATAAAATCCACGAGAAATCGATCGGTTCATCTTCCTCGTGGACTATATGTTTTTTGGGTGATCATCTTTTACACTCTCTGTAATCGCTTTATTTAGCCTCTTGGCTGTTTCTTGGACTCCAACTCGTGTTATTAGCCTACCCACTTGTTTTTGTGTCAACAACGGCTTATTATTGCCCTTTTCATCGTTATCTATTTCAATGGCTTCATTAATCATTTCTGTAAAGCCAAATATTAGGGCTTTAGCATTTGGTTCTTTGCCACCTTTATTATCAGTCAGTCTTCCCCATTTCTGTACTGTGCCATATTGTTTTTGTATGGCTTCCATTACATTCAAGTTAAATACTAATGCATATCTTTCATTATCTATTTCAAATTCAAATTTATAATCTTTCATAATTCCTCCTAAATATTAAAGGTGGACTTTTATCCACCTTATGCCTTATTTGTAAATAAACCTTCTAAATATGAAACTGCTTCATTGTAAGTAGCGAATGTTTGAGTCTTTGACCATGTTCCATCCTCTAATTTCAACACTGTTCCTTCAAGGGTTGTTGTAGTGAATTCTACACTTTCTCCCTTTGTTTTTTCATCTGGAAGTGCATCTTTAAATTTTACTTTATTTAAAAATTCCACTTTGTATTTATAAACTCCATTTACTATCTTTGTAATTATTCTTCCGAATCCTACATACGGAGCTTTGTCACTATCCTTACGGATAATTTCTCCTGCTTCTGAAATTTCGTGACCTGTTAAATCTGCATATGTTTGATCATCATCTTCATCAACTGTAATTGCCACAGTTCCTTTCTTGAATGTGTAATCACTTTCTGCTAATGAATCATCAGCATATAATTCTGCAGAATTTAAATCTAATGAAACCTTACAATCAACAGCTTTCCCTGGTGTTTTTACTTCTGAATATGTTTCTGTTTCTTCATCTAAAATTCCATATCTAAAATTTTTCAACCCTATTCTTGCCATTTATATTTCCATCCTTTCTTTTGCAAATTCTAAAGTTTTATGGTATAACCCTGTATCCTTTTCGTACATGTCTGGGCTACTACCTGTTCTTATGAAGTTGTTATCCCTCATAACTTCTTTTATCTTTTTCTCTATTGCTAAATAATTACAATCACTGAAAATATCAATATCAATGTATGCCACACTACCTGTTTCCTGATCCTCTGAAAATAAAACCGGATCATCATCTGTGAATGTGTAAGTGATGTATGTTTTACTTTTTCCGGTGTATGTTATAAACTCTGCCGGAATCTTTTTGCCTTCTACTATAAAATTGTCGAATATGTTTTTTACCAATTCATAATCATTCATTCTTAATGTATTTCTCCTGAACTTTCATCATTGCATTTGTTATTGCTGATTCCTGTCTGAATGCTTTTCTGAAGAATGGTTTCTTCTTTTCTCCTCGGCTGGTTCCATATTCTCTAGCTAATGCTTTTAATGGTATCGGTGTCCTGTCTTCATCATAACCATAAAATCCGACCTTTGTATTTATTCCATCATCACTTGGGGTTCTATATGATTTCGTAATCTTCAAACCCTTTTCTAATGATTCTGTACTTTTAAAGCTAGACTTCATGTTTGATTTAACTTGTTTATACACTACCTCTGCTCCAGCTTTAGTCATTTCACTCAGCATTTCTTCAGTGTTTGTTTCTAACTCCTGGAATGACTTTATTAGCTCGTTAGGTAATTCAGCATTAAATCCTGCCATTATTTTGTGACTTCTTTTGCTTGAATTTCCAATTCGACATTTTCTTCATCGATGTTATTCAAGTATTCTATGGTATATCTTTTGTTTTTAAATAAAACTATCATATCCCTGGTTATTTCTTTTTTCGGATAACGAATCGTGAAGTTAGTGTAGGCTTTTTCAAAATCACTATTATTCGCTATTAAAGTAAATCCTTTTGTTGTTTTTACTTTAGCCCAAGTAGTTAGGACGAGAGTGTCTTCTGGATTTTTAAATCCTGCACTATCATCCTTTGTAGCTACTTTGTAAATTGAAATCTTCTTACTATAATCTCCTGGGTTT